TAGAAGACGCATTACCACAAAACATTATGGATGGTATGACAGAATGGGAAAATAAATATACTGAAGAAGAATCTAATAAAGTTTTATCTGAGGTATATGATGGTATCTTTAAAAGAAGAATTGTTGAGTTAGAGACAACTTACAACCAACTTCAAGAAAAAGAACAAGTAACAACAGAAAATACCGAAACAAATGGCTAGAATAGGAGATAACTATTACACACCGAATCCGAGAAAAAAGAGAAAAGGTGTACACGCTAAAACAAAAACTAGTAAAACAAAAACTAGTAAACTTTATAAGAAAAAATATAAAGGACAAGGTAGATAACAATTAAAAATAAAAAAATAAATATGTCAAATATTACAGTAGTAGTACCCGTACACAAACTAGAAGAGAATTATTTAGTTGGTTGTATTGAAAGTATTAAATCACAAAAAACTAAACCTTACGAGGTTATTTTTGTAACATCTAATGATGAGGACGTAAAAAACTATTTAAATAGTTACGATTTTGGTGACATTAAAGACGTTACTAAAGTTATTGAAAACGAAACAGGAAAATATGATTTCCAATCACAGATTAATTATGGGGTAGAAAAAAGTACAGGTGATTATTTCACTTTTGTTGAGTACGATGATGAGGTATCCCCAATATGGATTAAAAATGGTGTAGAATATATTAATGCGTACCCAGAAGTGGGAGTATTCTTACCTATTGTTTATGAAACTGATGAGAATGGTAAATTTATTTCATTTACTAATGAAAGTGTATGGGCTAAAGATTTCTCAGAAGAAATTGGTAGATTAGATAATAATACATTACTAAGAGTTCAAAACTTTAACTTTGATGGTATGATCGTAAAAAGAGATACTTTCTTAGAGAATGGTGGTTTAAAATCACATATGAAACTTACATTTACTTATGAATTCTTATTAAGAATGTCTTATTTATCAATTCCTATTATGGTTATACCTAAATTGGGTTACAAACATACCAACAATAGAGAAGGTTCTTTATTCGTAGAATATAAGTCAACAATCGATGTTTTAGAAAGTAAGTTTTGGGTAAACAAAGCAAAGAAAGAATATTTTTTCACTGAAGATAGAGAAATAACATATGAAGTATAAATAAGTTGTAATGTCTGAAGAACCCAAAAAAAGGGGTCGAAAGAGAACAACAAATTTATATTTTGGTCCAGACCAAGAGGAAGCAGTAGTTAAGTTTTTAACAAGTGAGTCATATAGTGAAAGAAATAAAATTTATAATGAATTTCTAAAAGACCCGATAAACAAGATGGTTGAGTCCATCATAAGAAGGTATAAGTTATACAGAAAAGAATACGAATATGAAGATGTACATTCAGATACATTGTCATTCCTAATTACTAAAATGCATAACTTTAAACCAGATAAGAATAAAAAAGCGTATTCTTATTTTGGTACAATTTGTAAACATTATCTTTTAGGACAACTGATTAAAGATGACAAAAAGTTGAAGTCTGATGTGTCGTATGAGGATGTTTATAATACTGTAGAAAATATGGATGATCAAATATATAATATAGATGATCAAAAGATGCAATTAGATAGTTTCATTGAAGAAATATCTGCGAGTATTAAAGCCGAACTAAAACACAGTAAATTATCTGAAACAGAAGTTAAAGTTGGTGATGCATTAACTAAAATTTTAGATAACTGGGAGACTATATTTGAACAAATCGAAAGCGGTAACAAATATAATAAAAATCTCATATTATCTTACATTAGGGAAATAACCGATTTAAATACTAAAGATATAAGAGTAGGTATGAGAAGATTTAAAAAAATGTATGTGTTTATTAAAAACGACAAAATAGATAACGATTTATTATAAAAAAATAAAGAAAAGATATTTATAATAAAACACATGTTATGTCTAGACCTAAAAAAACTAAAATAAATTTAGATAAAAATAGTCTTCAAGAATTAATGCAAGAAATTTATAATGATTGTAATACCATTATGAATAATGCGAGAAGAGAACTTAATGAAAGAAAATCTAGGGCGGAGATAGAAGACACTAATGATGAATATCAAATTGGTAAAGTCAACAATGAAACTATTAAAATTTTAGAAAGTACTGTCGATAAAAAAATTGCCTTAGCAAAACTACAGACTCAAATATTAGGTACTAAATCAGATGACACACAAAATAATAGTGATAATAGTATAACAGAAGAAGATAAAAACATACTTAGAGAATTATTTAAAGAAAAGGCGAACAATAAGAATACTGAGTACGACATAGATTAAAAAGTTATGGGAGATATTAAATTTAAAAATGTTGTATGTGACCCACAAGATGTTGTTTTTAACATAAAAAGGAATATATTTGAGTTAATAAATTTAAATTTAACGATTTGTAATAATTTACCTAACATTCAAATACCGACACAGTTGCCTAATGTTCCTGATTTAAATCCGTCACAAAAGGTAATAGACTTATTAAATGATATTTTAGCTTTAGTTTCGGGAATTAATTTTGAGGAAATGAGAATGCAACTAATTAATTGGTTAGTTGAGGAATTAGAACCATTGTCTAAAGATTTATCAATAAATTTAATTGATAGTATAAAAGAGTGTTATCTTTGTAAGATAAACCCTAAAATTCCTGAATGGATGTTCCAAACAAATCCAAATACAGGTAATACTGGTTTAGGTATTAACATAGAATTAAGTAAAATAGATTTAACTTGTATGTTTAATACTGATCCTAATAGTGAAGTTGGTGGTTTAATTTATGATGGTAGTTCCAGTGAAGATATAAATACATTTTTATGGGATGTAATACAAGAGGATGGTAATCCACTAATATGGTCAGATCCTGATAGTGGTAAAGAAATATTTGAGGTTAGGTATTATCAAAAAAACCCAAACGCATTTGTTCAATCATCAGGAACAACATATCAAAACATAGAACCTAGAGACAAAGTTTTTAATGTTAGAATAGTTAACAACACATATATAAACAAGTCTTTGGTTACTGTAGTGGTAGATTATTTTAATAGTCAACAACCATTATTTAATGTTGATAAAGTCATACCAAATGTAATAGATTTAATATATGGTACATTGACAAATAAAATAAAATTACCTGATGGTTGTTTAACAAGATTAGTTGAATTTGAAAAAGCTTTAGATGATTACATAGATAAAGGCATTGATAATTCTGAGATTATTTTTGATGAATCTTTTTATACTTTTAATACTAAACAATTATCTGATATAAAAAACACGGTAAAACAAAAAAAGTCTGGAGTAAAAGAATTTAAAAATTGTTGCGGTACAAAAACTAGTAGTATCTCTTTTGAAACTTTAAATGAAATAAATAAAAGTATACAATCTTCTTCTACATTACAAGAAAAAATATCTTCATATACAAACTCATTTGATAAATTAGTAAATGAATCTGTAGAAGGTGTTAGTAATTTAGAAAAAAACGGTGCTACGGGAGAATTCTTCGCTAATTTTATTAGCTCATTACAAATTGCTTTAGCTAAATTAGTTTTATCACCAAAAAATCTATTAATGATAAATTTATTATATTATCTAATAAACTCAAAACCTATAGAAGAGATATCGATAAAAGAAATTTTGAAGAGATATGAATGCATTATTAGAGATATTATAAGTGAACTTATCAGAAAATTAATTTATGATTTTCTATTACCATTAGTTATAAGGAAATTAACAGAATTAGCAACTTGCGTAATACTAAAAAAACTGAAGGAAAGAGATATAAACTTCAAAAAGAGTAAATTAAGTCTACTACCAGGTTTTGTTAACGATAAAATAGAAGATATAAATGCTTTATTTGGTAAAGCAGAAAGTGTTGTGGATAAAGCTAGAGGTTTTACTGATAAAGTGAATTTAGATTCATTAAATAATATAAATCTACAGTTTGGTAATAAAGGTAGGTTTTGTGACACTTAAAAAATTATATTATTATGGCAACAAATTTATTAGGTACTATACAAACAGTGGCGGGTATATTTAAAAATCTATTTAAACCACCAATACCACTACAACCAATTAGTAAAGAAGAGATTTTAGTCGGTAGTAAATTTAGAACGGGATTAAGTTCAATAGATATTGCATCTAAAATAATTGAAAGAAAAAAAGAGATTGGTATTGGTATAGGTGATTTACCTAGTGGTGCAAAAAATATCGAACTACAGATGGAACAAATTAGGGTTGAGGAGATTATTAACGCATTACTAACAAAATCAAAAATAGAGGTTGCTATACCACCAGGTACTGTTATACAAGCTAGCGGCGGAAACGCTGGTGGACCAATAGTAGTTGTAGGAACAACACTTACAATAAGTAAAGGTGAAGGTATTATTAGATAAAATTAATTGTATGGAAAATAAGACAATAGAATGGGAAAATATGAGTAATGCATCTATTAAAATGCAATTAGAGGAACTTATGTACCAACAAGAAACAATTAAAAATAAGATACTTAGTTTATCAGAAAAATTAGAACTTACTGAAAAAGAGTACTTATATGGGAATAAAATTTTAACTAAAAGATATAGTGGAGGATAATGGCAGATTTTTATAGTAATAGCGCAAATAATGACATAATACCTATAATACGTGTTGCAGAAGTAAAATCAGTTACCGATGTTAGCGAATCAGGTAGAATTAAAGTTAGAATAACAGGTATAGATGATAACATAAAAAACGATTCTAATTTACCTAATTGCACACCTCTGATACCAAAATACCTAACTTCCCTACCAAAAGTAGGGGAATGTGTTTTAGTATTTCAGTACGAATATTCACCATCAAGTCCTACTGCTGCGTTTAAGAGTACTAGGTTTTGGATAGGTCCAATAATAACACAACCAGATAAGTTAAATGAAGAACCATATAATTCTGCTTTATCACTACTACCTGAAGGATATACAAAACTTAAAAACCCAAAATATGAAGAAGGTACATATGGTAACGAAGATGATATTGTATTACAAGGTAGATATAATACTGACATAATACAAAAAGATAGAGAAATATGGATAAGGGCAGGTAAAGCTCAAGAAAATAACCCTAAAAAATTTAACAAAAATTTAGGTTATATACAATTAAAATATGGTAACGAAAAATTAAAAAGAGTTGTTAAAGAAAAAGTAGTTCAGACTAAAGTATTACCAATACCAAACAGACTTATAACTGTTAATATTAGAACAATAAAAAACAATAATGAAGTTTTAACGGGAGATTTAACTAGAAATGAATATACTACTAGTGATATAAACAGAACTGAGTTATTTATAAATGTTAAAAATATTGATAGTGGCGAAAATATAATTTCTTTTGAGTCTGAGAACGACTACTTAGGTAGTACTTCAAGAGAACAAGCTTTTGAGGCGGCAAAAAGTTTTATAGACGCTAATAAAGGTACAAAATGGAAAATAAAGTCTTTTGGGAATAGTGCAATTGATTTTGTTAGAGATGTGTATAAAGGTACTAATGGGATTGCAGTATTTAGTACTACACCAATACCAGGACCACCAAAAGTGATTAAAGAGATACAACTTGAAAAAAATGATAGTAAAGATGGTAGTGTCATAAATGTTGTTGCTAATAAAATAAATTTATTGAGTAATTCTAGAGGTGCAAATAATTTTAAACTAACTGATCCAAAAAACCTCATAGACGATAAAGAACAAGAAAAAATTAATAATCAAGCACACCCAATAGTCTATGGGGATGTTTTAGTAGAATTTTTAGAGTTAGTTAAAAAATATGTATCATTACATGTCCACCCTTATCATGGTATACCAGCAGATCCTAGCACTGTTACCACAAATGTTTTAGGTTTTGATTTAAATAAAATATTAAATAAGAACATTAATACTAATTAAGATATTTATTAATAAAAAGATATGGTAACTAGAACTTACGTAGATAAAAACAACACTATTATATTCGGAACACAGATTAATACTGGTAGAAACCCTATTGCAGAATTATATTATGGTGGAAAAGAAAATCAAGAAGATTATACAAGACATCTTTTATACTTTGACGTTTCAGATTTACAAGAAAAATATAATCATGGTGAATTAGGTGATTTATCTAATGTTACACATACTTTAAGAATGACAAATAGTTCATTCTTCGATAGAGATTTACAGGCACAAAAATTATTAGATGGTAAACAAAGAACCTCTTCTTTTGATTTAGTTTTATTTAGAGTTAATAAATTATGGGATGAAGGTTGTGGATACGATTACCAACAATTCACAGGAATACATCCTAGTGATGATATTACATTCGTAGAATCTGCGAGTAATTGGATTAATGCAACTACCACCGATCCTTGGGACGAACCAGGTGTTTATTCGGGATCACCTTCAGGTATTACAGTAACTACACAACATTTTGATAAAGGTAATGAAAATATCGAAATGGATATTACTGATGAAGTAAATAGTTTAATTACTGGAGGGACAACAAACTATGGTTATGGTATTGCGTTTGAAAGAGATTTGGAAACCAAAGAAGTTGTACCATCACAATATGTTGGGTTCTTTACGAGACATACACAAACATACTATGAACCATTTGTAGAAACATCTTATAATAACCCTATTAGAGACGACAGGAAGAACTTTTACAGAGGAAAGACTAATAGACTATACTTATACACTAATCTAGGTGGAGAACCCACTAATTTAGATTCTAAACCATCTGTAGTGGTTAATGATGGTAATGGTGCAATATTCTCCTCATTTACTAGTAATGATGTAGTACAACAAACTAAAGGTGTATATTATATAGAATTATTTGTACCTATTACATCTTCAGATTGTACAATATTTACAGACACTTGGTCAGATATTGTAATAAACGGAATTAATCGTCCAGATGTTACTCTACAATTTGAAATTAAAGATGATACAGAATATTATAACTTTGGTGATTCAGAATCTTTACCTATAGAATACACAGTTAATTTAAGTGGTATTAGAAGAGATGAAAAAATAAAGAGAGGAGATCAAAGAAAAGTGTTTGTTAACGCCAGAATACCTTATTCTGTAAATGAAACATCTGTAATTGATGGACTACAATATAGATTATGGATTAGAGAAGGTAATACAGAAGTTAATGTTATTGATTGGACTGATGTAAATAGATCATTCCTTAAAAACTATTTCATATTAGATACTTCTTGGATGATACCTAATGAATATTATATCGATATTAAATTAACGTCTAACCAGTTAGTTAAGACGTATACAAACACATTAAAGTTTAATATTGTTAATCAAGTTGAGAATCTCCACTAGATTCACCAAACCCCTTTAAATCTGAAGGTAGTTTGAATGTAAATGATTCCACCTTTTTAATGACATCACCTAAAATTAGGTTTATCATCTCTGTATATGTTTTTAAAGACAACGGTTTAGGATATGGTACTTCAAATTCCATTAGTTTATTCTCCCTATCACCTTTTCTTCTGTCACTTATCTCACCTATAGTATATTTTACGACAACTCTAAATTTTTCGTTATCAATTTTTTCTCTATAGTCTTCATCCTTAATATAACCATCAACAATATTACCTTCCTTATCTAATGTTTGAAAATACACATCTATGATTAATTGTCTCTTATCTCTATCGTCACCATACACATAACTACCATTATTATCTCTACTACTAAAAGGTAAATATAGTGAAAAACCATGATACGAATCCCAAAATGCGATATTTCTTTTATCTTCTATACCAGTATCTCTATCAAAATTAATTTTTATTTCACCATATGAACCATTAGATAAATTATCTTTAAATAAACTAGTTAATTTTCTACTATGTTCATTGAATAATTCTGCGGAAGGTATCCTCTTCCTAAGAGAACTCATTTCACTAAAAAGTTTATTATAATTCCAAAAATAGGTTTTTGTTAATTCATATGCCATATCATATGGAATTTCTAAACTCTCTATTAACCATGCTGCCACATCCCATTGATTGAATGGTTTCTTACCTTCCTCATCATCTTTCATTGGGTCACCATAATGATTATACATCATCTTAAATATTCTTTTTTCAGTTGCATCAAATTCATTTGTGACATCTATTAATAAAGACTCTAATAATACGTGTTTCTTTTTGATTCTCATATTCGTTGCTAATATAATAATAAATATGTTATAAAACAAAAAAAGGGTAGAAAAAATCTACCCTTTTTATATCCAATCTTTAAATTGATTATCTCAATTCGTTTATATCGAATGTTTGAACTCCGTCAACTGTAACCACACCATAGAAACGGTTGTTAACCATTTTCTTAGCGTATCTAGTCATGATACCCTTCGTTGGTGCGAAGTTGAATGGGTTTTGTAACGTAGGAGTCAATTGTAGAGGTACGTAAGGTGCGTAAATGTACCCAGTATCCAACAATGATTTTCCTTTGTGTCCAATGATGATTGAGTTAGCTGGTGCATATGGATCACGATATACAGTATAACGTCCACCTAATGAACCAATTTTCTCAATACCCATATTGTATTGATCTTGCTCTGGAGATGCGTTAGATACGTGGAAGTATTCTAAATCATCAAAGATAGCAGAAACTTCAGACGAAACAACGATGAAGTTAGCACCACCTCTTAGAGTAGATTTATGGATTTGTGCAGAGATTTGATTGATTTTAGTAATCAACGTCTGATTCCACTCTTTTTGAGTGTATGCGTTGAATCCACCACCGTTATTTGCTCTCTTCCATCCGTTGTAATCCCATCTCAATTGCCAAGCTGAACCAACTCTCAAGTCTCTTAGGATCTCTCTATCGATTTCCGCCGCAACTTGCTCAGACAATAATGCCGTAAGTTCTGCTTCTGCATCAATGTTATGGAATGCACTAACGTCTTGTGCCAATTCTGGTGACCAAGTAGCTCTTAGTTTTCTTTCTGTTACAGAAACCACAACCTCATCTAGTTCGAAAGAAACTTCTCCCATTTCAGTTGCGAATTCTAAAGATTCGTATCTTTCCCAAGCTACAGTCAATCCTGTAAATGTAGATGCTGAAGATGCTCCAACATATCCATCAAAGTTAGCTGAAGAACAATTGATACAAGCTGGGTGTGTAAGATCCAATTCGATTAGTAAACATCCATCAGGGGTACAGATATCACCATAATCAACGATACCTCTTCCGTATTTCTGTGTTACAACTCTAAAAGGAACTGTTCCACCCGCTGCGATAATTTCATTACCGTCACCATCTACAATTGCTGGTGTAGAAACTACTGATAAAGAAGCTAAGAAAGTTTCAGTATCCATTTCATTTCCATCTGGTCCAGTTAATCTACCTGCGTTATCAGAACTAAATCCTGTAACACACATTTTTACACTTCTGAATGAACCATCAGCGGCTAAAGGTTGTGCAGTTAATGCAGTATTAACTTTTTCTCCGTTAGCGTTAAGAGTAACACCATAGAAACCTGCTCCTGCAAATACGATTTTCTTACCTTTAGATGCGTCATATAGTCCATCATTATAGAATAAGTCATATAGTGACTTCTCTAAGAATGGAGTGATAACTGTATCTTCGTTACATCCAGAAATTACACATTCTGGTAGTGATCCGTTAGCCGCACCATCTTTACCGTTCAAAGGAACTTGTGTAGATGATGTTTTAGGTACAAAGTAGAATAATTTTCCGATTGGCATGTTCATCGCTTGTACCGATACGATGTCATTAGCCAATAATTTTGAGAATACTCTTCGTACAATTGGGAATACCACTGTCTCGAATGAACCTGACGAACCTGCATCAGTAGATTCGTTAAGTAATGAAGACGCTTGGTTTTCGTACAATTGTGCGATGTTCTCTTTTACGTGACCTTTTAACCCTTCAAGGAAACCTAATTGGTTCCACTTAGAAATAGTTTTAGATCTGATTTGCTTTAGGTGCTCTAGTCCGATGTTTCCGACTTCACCTGAATTTAACAAATGTCCCATTTTTTTGTTATTTTTTAATTTTTGTTATTTTATTATTATTATGAGATTCTTCTCATTAAATCTTTAATCGCAGTTATCTGTGGATCTACATAAGCAGTAGACTCATTTAGATTTTGCGACTTTGAAGACTCAATAGTCTTATTAACTTTCTTTTGTACAGACTCGTTAATTGGTTTCTTATTATCCAACTCAGTCTTAATTGTTTTGTATATGTTCTTAGACTCTTTAATCGACTCAGCATTGTCAAACCTTTTAAGGATATCCATTTTTTCTTTTTTCGTTGTCGAATGCTCAGTGAAGATTCTATTCACATACGCTAAGTTAGTGTTGAACAAAGCCACCTCATTAAGTTTGTCTTTGAATACATTAAGTGCTTTCTTATACTCTTCGTTTTTAGACTTCAACTCTTTGTATTCTTTCATTATCTTAGTTTCAGAAACTGTAGATGATTTTGGTTTTCTATTCACTAAAGGTTTACGAAGTTTTCTAGATTCGTCTCTTCTACCCACTTTCGCCCCACTGTATCTTTGTTTACCAGCGAACTTTCTGTGTCTTTGTAGTTTGTCTTCCTCTAAAGGTTCTTCATCACCTTCTTCCATGTGGTAACCTTCTTCATAGTGACCTTCTTTCATGTCATCCATTTCTTTAAACATTTCCATCATGTCAGAATTTTCGTCTAATTCTATCTCGTACATTACTTCATCCATATTTTCAGGATCTTCTTCTTCGTACATAGAACCAGAACCACATTCAGAACAATACTCACCTTCGTCCATAGAATCCCACATTTCATCCATAGATTCCTTAATGTAATACTCTGCTCCCGTTTCATTGTCTTTTAGATGGATACCATCTGCATCTTTTACAACTTCCACTTCATCATCGTCAGAGAGTTTTTTGAAAACTTTAACAACTTCGTCATCAGACGCACCTGTTAAGTCCATTACTTCTTCTCCTCCCATATCCATAGAAGGTAATTCTAAATCTAATTCCATTTCCTCTCCTTCTTCACCTTCACCAGCGTCTAAGTCTAGATCAGTGTCTAAGTCAAGTTCAACATCATCAGACTTTTTATCAGATACTTCTGCATCTAAATCTAAATCGATGTCTTCCACCTCATCAGATTCTTCATCTTCAAGATCTAAATCAACGTCTTCTTCTTCTTCATCATCGGACCCTTCAACTTCTGCATCGTCCACTAAATCCATCTCTTCTTGTTCAGAGACTTCTTTTTCTTCTTCTTCATCTTCCTCTTTCAAAGATGACTCAACGATACTTTCAAATTCCTTGGACATATGTGCCGCAAGCATTTCTTTCGTATTGGCTTTTAAGGCATCCTCTAAAGACTTTGCTTCTAGTAAAGCCTCTTCGATGATTGATTTCTTTTTTTCAGCCATTTTACTTTTTGTTTTTTTAATTGTTATTAATTATTATTTGTGCACTATATAGCGCATTTCTTAATAAATATGTTATATTTTCGAAAAGTGTTAATTATTTTACTAATCGAGTAAAAAATTATTTAAATTATCTTTAAGGATAGAATCTTCTTTTTTAGTATTAGACTCTGACATCTGTTGTTCTCTAGATGGTTCCTCACTATAAATCCAAGATCCCGGTGTAGATGGTGAGGTAACAATATCCCAACAAATTAACTCAAAGTCATCTTGTACCATATTCTTACCACCTTCTTTTTCCAAAGAACCTACACCTCTTGATGATACACCAATCTTTAAACCTTTTCTTAAATAATTCGCTACTCTGTCACCTTCACAAGATATGATTCCTTGATTTACGAATCCTGGTGACATAATGATTTCTAACTTACCCATAAGTACATTACCTTCCCACCAAAGGTCTACCACATTATGAGAAATTCTACTTACTGCGACAATAGATGATTCTGGGTGATCCGCCTCACCTAACGCTCTTTTTTCTTTAATAAGTTTAAGGTAGTTTTCCGCCTCTCTTCTAAGTATCGCTTCAGGGTATACTCTTTCATTTCTATTTTCAACCCCATATTTTTGCATAACCGCATAAACTATCAAAGGTTCCTCTATAATAGGTTCCCCTTTTGATAGTTTAGTCATTTCACTAATAAAATGTCGATTATCTTTTGGAGAAATGTATCCTGCGTCATATTCGATAAGAATACCTTTCTTCTTTATCTCATTCTTTTTTAATATTTCCATAATAATGATATACTTTAATTATAAATATATCACTATGTTAAAAAAATTACTTTTTTCTCTTATGGAAAGTAAAAACAGAATTGTTTTCCAAACAATTATTCACGACATCATAAATAATACTTTTAGTACTATCTATAATTTTTGGTTTGTTTAATGGATATTGTTTTTTTTGATAGAGTGTTATTTCACAGGACATAAAACTTCTTTTTTCTACTGATAGTCCTGAAGTTCTCATATCTAAATCTACAATGTATTTGTTATTGTAGTATAAATCTTGATCAAGATTGTTGTTTAATTTTTGTTTTATTTTTTTTCTTAAATTACTTAAAAAATATTCGTAATTTAAAGTATCGTCTAATTCTTCTAATTCTCCCCACGCACATAGATTAATATATAGACTTTTTGATTCTTTGTTGTTAACTGTACCAATCTTAGTTTTATAGTTGTCTAATAAATCTAATTTGATTTCTTTTCCTAATTTCATTTCTCATTTCTTTCATAATTTGTTATTTTAAAGTTTGTACATAATAATACAAAAATATTCGTGAAATGTCAAATTTGGACATAATAAAAAAACCCACTATAGTAGCGAACTTTAGTGGGTAATACATTGTCCGTAGACAATAACGGTCCTAATCCGTTTTCTTTATTATAATTTCCAACCCTTCTTTTTGATTAACGCCTCAATCTCTGCCAATCTATTTTTATCAACATCCTGATCTAACATTATATCTGAACCTTTAAAACCATTTTTAGTTAACCATTCCTTATATTCAATTTCATAGTCATTAAAAAATTCTGTTTTCATCCCAGGGTCTGAATATTCTTTACCCGCATTACCGCCTTCAATAAATTTAGAAATTAATACATTTTCTAAACTCTTAGCATCTGTGGATTGTTCACTAATAACTCTTTTTACAATTCTACGTAAATCTGTTTCCGTCAGATTAATTACTTTACCGTCTTTTCTAATTTTCATCTTATTATTATTATTATTATTTTAAATAGATTCTTTTAAATCATAAAATTTAGAAATGTCAGTACTGAAAGTATCTAAATTGAATCCTGAGTTTAATAACTTATCTTTAACTTTAAGAAGTTTATCTTTAAGTTCTAAATCAGATGATTCATTTAATTTTGAATCAATTCCATCAATACATTCTCTTTTTAATTTATTATAGATGTTTTCTTTATCTTCATTCGTACCATTAAGTACTGTTTTGATAATTTCTTTTTCAGATTCTGTAATGTTAGAATATTTAGAATTAAATTTGTTTACTGCCAATTTTGTTAATACACTAGGTGGTAAATCTATACTCTCTGTAACAACTTCTTCTACCTCTTCTTTTTCTAACATAGGTTTAACAATATAGTTAATTGATTCATTAATCTTTTTAATGTTAGAAGGTGTTTTTTCAGTATTAACTAAATAAGATACCTTATTATAAAATTCTTGATTTTCTTTTACTATTTTATTACCTTTAAGTAATTTAAGGAAAAACTTATTACCTTTTGTGATATGACCTTCATTTAAACCTTTAAGAAGTTCAATATTCTCCCTAACAAATTCTTTCGCTTCAACAACGTCATCAAATTTACTATTCTGTAAATTACTATAAATTAGGTATTGATTCTTTAGTGTTTTATTCTCTTTGATTGTTTTTAAAAATTTAGAAAATAACTTTTTTCCCTTTTCGTCTTTTTTAATTACAGACTCTACCACTAAATTTTTAAAGGTATCTTTAATATTACCAAAATTCTCCATGTTCTTTTTTATAAATAAATATTCTGAATTTATAAAAAAGTTCTATTTTATTAAATTATCGATTTCTTTTGTCATATCACTAATTTTGGAATTTAGTGTTTCAGTATCTTTTTCTACCTCATCTAAGTTAAAAACCCTTTCATCCTTATTTAAACTTTCCATAAGTCTATTTAAGTAAATTCCCTGATATTTCTTAACTTTCTCTTCGTATCTTCTTCTATCTTGTTCTAATAAAAGATTATCTTTTTTCTTTATTGACTCTTCAGTAGGTGCTGGTTCTGCAGCAGTTTCTTCACCACCCGTATCTGAACCAAATCCACCTAAATCTCCACCTGCTTCACCACCAGTATCTCCTCCGAATCCACCACCTGTGTCACCACCTTCTTCTGTACCACCCTCTGCGGATGCACCACCAGTTAATGCAGAGAAATCACCATATAATTTATCTACTCTATCAAAGATACCTGTTTTCTTAATAATGGTTGCAGTTTGTTCCATTTCTGCAGCCGCAGCTTTTTCTAATCTCTGTTGTTCTAAATCAGTTCTAATTTCTTCTTCAGACATTCCTAAGATTTCTTTCTTAGCCCTAGTCATTGACATTGAACCGAATCCATTACCAGCATCTGATACTGCGTCTTTGTAAAGTGTTACCTTTAACTGAGTTTGTTCAACCTTCAGCATCTCTGCTTGTGTGGATGGGTTATTCAACGTTAAAGTAAAGTTTTCTAACTCATCCTCCAACCCTAAAATATATAAGTGAATAATTGCAATCTTATTTAATTCTTGCAACATTGCTTGTTGGATTCTATTAATTGTCCTAGCAAATCTAATATCTTGTAACGCCAAATTTTTACCCTCACCATTAGCCTCCTCAAAACCTAAGAATGGTTTAGGAACTCTAAGTGCAGTAAACAATTTTTTCTGTAGATATTGAATGTCAGCAATCTCAGATAGGTTAGTTGCCCCAGGTAAAGTGTCTATTGGAGAAGGTGCGTTTGCATCTCTTACAGGAATAAAGTAATCTTGATCCTGTGCCATTTGATTATATCTAGTATCTATCTGTCCTGTGTTCTGATCGATAACTGGACTTCTTTTGAAGTTATTTGCAATGTTGTTAACATATGCGGGTACATCTTTCTCATCAATGTTACCGACAAATATTTTAAATATCCTTCTCTCAGGTGCTCTTGTTACTCTATATATCAACATCGCATCTTCAGAAAGTAATAATTGTTTCCATATCCTTCTCGCCTTCTCCAACATAGAAGTCCCATAAGGTAATCTTCTATCATCACCCAATAATCTAAAGTGTGCAATTTGCCAAGCATTAAATTCGATATCTCTTTGTCCCCATATAAACTTAACAGGGTTAAATTTATCTGTTTCTGCATTCATTGAGTTTTCACCGAATCCTTCATTTTCTTTTCTACTAATTTCAATGTTAGGTAATTGTTTAACACCTGTAATTCCTTCTTCACTGTCGATATTAAGGAATAAAAAGTCATCACCATATTTACAAACATTTCTTGTCCACATAGGTAATGATGTATGTATATCTAATCTATTAAAAAATAAGTCATCAAGTATTCTTCTAACTCTTCTACTTTCAGAAAATATGTTAATAACTTTGTTATCTGCATTTAATGTTGTAGATTCTTCCATCATAATATCTAAAGCCGCTGCGATTTCAGGGAAAAACTCCATACCCTCAAAATCTGCGTAAGATGCCAATCTGGTTGTCTCATAATAAATGGAGTGTTGGTAGATTTCATTATCCACCTTTTGCCACATATTAGAAAGATATGCATCTTGTTGTCTTTTTAACTTTTCAAAATCATATTCTTCTTTAGATTTAGTTTTAAGAAGTTCTTTATCGTTAATAGAATATCTTGATTTATTTTGTGGTTTTTTAACCTCTGGTCCAAATAAATCATTTAATTGTTGGAATATTGTTTTTCTTGCCATTTTTTCTTAAATATACTTTATTACTATTATAATAAATATAACGAAATTCTAAATACTATTTAATTCCGAATAACCAATTGTACTCACCATTATCATTATTACCATTATTTGGTTGTTTTGGGTTATACGTTGGTGTATTGGTATAGAAGGGATTAATGTGTTGTTGATTAAATAATGGTTTACTTTGATTATTTGACACATTAACCCAACTCTCTAACATCGCCTTAGTCTGTTTCTCCACTTGTTCTAATTTTTTAAATGATGTTTGCACAATGAATATCGCCATAGCGTAAGCCATAATAATATCATCGTGATAACCTTCCATATGATCAGGTCTACCATTTTTATAGACAAATGTTTTAAGTTCTGATATCATTCTTTGTGAACGTATAATAGTTTTATTCTCCCTAATATGTTCTTCTAATTCAGATACCATTTGTAGACGTGTGTTACCGACATTAAATCCCGGTACTTTATCACCTTGTTTATATGCAGTCTTTGCATATTTCTCAGATAACTTTCTACTTTTAGGATCGTCATAATGAAGATGTTTATATTCCATCTCCAACAGTTTTAAGACTGTTGCAACACCCATACCTCCAGTAATATCCACAATAGTATACGCATTATACATATTACCATACTTATAAACAATTTCTGCCAACATATCAGGAGGTAACTTATGTTTAAATTCCGCAACTTGTTCTAAGTTTTCAAAGTCTAATATAACAATAGTAGAACTATCTTTACCATCACCCCTACTCACATCAACCCCCATAACGTATTTGTGTCCGACTTCAGGTTTTTTCCATATCCACATACTCTTTTCCACCTCCGCAGAAAAGTTTGGGTCAGAAACGAAATTTTCTTCGTGATAACTTACATATTCATCATCAACGACATTACCACCTGATCCGATGAATGATACATCAAGTTCTTGTGCGATTTTCTTAGGGTCACCCATATCTGCCGCCATTTCTTCATACCAAGGAGATAATGGTTTCCACCCATCTTTAATCATTACTTCGTAATAATCTATGGTTGATTCATCAGTTTCATATATGTTATCCATATATTCCCACCTAAGTTTAGTTCTACCCAATGTATCACATTTAATTTCTTCTTCTTTTTCATCACCCCTAACCCAATACAATCCTCTATTATATCTAATGTCTTGATACCACTTCATCTCTACAACATTGAAGTTGTTATCTCCTGTTTTAGACTTATCATATGTTTTATAATATAAAGGATCCATTCCATTGGGTGTCGATATAAGTGCAATCTTACCACCAGTACCTAATGATGCTAATGCCGCACCGAACACTTCATCCCCATTATCGATGAACGCCGCCTCATCCATAACTAAGAATGTAGGTGTAAAACCCCTTAATGCATCTTTAGATGTTGCAAGTGCTCTAATCTCACACCCATTAGATTTTAATTTAAGATGCCCTTTTGAGTTTATCTCTAAGTAATCCGTAGATTCATCTAACCCCCAAACCCAATAAGGTATTTGATCTAAAAAGTCTTTTACTTTCTTTAAGAATTCTTGCGCTAATGTCTGTTTGTTGGCGAGTATAAGTACTTTATGTGGATTGTCAGGGTCACCAAACGCAGTTTTAACCGCAATATATCCCGCAGTAGTTGTAGATACACCTGCCTGTCGAGGTTTAGTTACCAGATTACGATTGTTTTCTTCATATGATCTAATGATTTCTTTTTGTTTATAATACAACTTAAAAGGTACCATACCTTTCTGAGTTAAATCAAATGTCTTTAAAAACGTTTCTATCGCATATGTTGGATCACCTAAACATCGAGCAAATATTTTAAGTTGTTCCGCTCTATCCATTACTTTTTTTTATATAAATATGTATAAATGATTAAAATGCGACTACATTACCTTCTTCATACGCTTTGTAGTTAGGTCCTAATTCGTATGTGACGTTATTACCCCCACCAACTTTTTGTATGATTCCTGCCTTATTAACCGCACTCCAAAAAGTGGAATATTGTCCTGCCCCATAATGACTACCAATATAATCTAAAAAACCTCTTTTTGTTTTCTTTGGTAATTCAGGTATATCTTTCATATAATTAATTAAATCCCTAACCATACTACCTTCATCTTTTTGGAAAGTGAATCCCTTATGTTTGGGTATTATAGTTAACCCGTTTCTTTCTGCAAAATCTTTAACTAATGGCACTATATTTTCCATTCTTTTATAACCTAAATGATCTGCCAATATAGAACTTTGTCTAATCGCTTCTTTAGGTTCATAGTTTTTAAACAAATATTGTATAGAGTCAAACAATAATCCATCAATCAATTCTTTTAGAATTTTACTTTCATAATAATAAGGAAGTGTGTAATCTAAATTAATTAACCCTTTAATTTTTTCTAAATCGTTTTTATTACTATTTAATATTTTTTTACTTTCTTTTGTTGAAACCGCATCAAAAAGACTATTAAGTTTATTTCTGTATTTGTCTTTAGTATTCCATAATATTTTATCCCATTTTGGTAATATCCCGTATTTAAACCATTCATATAATCTATCACTAATCTCCATCATTTTACCATCAAAACCATAAATGTCAAAATAATACATTATTTTATCATCAACACCCTTATTAGAGGTGTCATCAAAAAACTTTTGTAATAACCTATCAACGTTAGGGTTTTGATTTTCAGTAATAACTTTTAAATATTGACTTTCTGTTAGTTTTATTTTCATATTATAAGTTTCCTAATACATTGTAATTTAAATGTTCACTTACTTTTGTGTGATCAGGATAAAAATATCCCATATCTGGTGTTTCTAACATATCATCTTCACAGTACAAAGTTTTACCTAAAACCTCTAAAAAATATCCATAGTCATCTTCAGGTAAATTCCCCTCACATTCAACATATCGTTCTAATATATCCATAAATATTTTACTAACATCAAATTTTAAAATATGTCTATCTGAACCCCCTTCTTTTTTTGATTTTACCATATCCCATTCACCTTCAGAACCTAAAAGTGATTCTATATCATCTTTTAAAGATTTAAACAATTCATCTTCCGCCGCACCTTCATATGCCCATCTATAAAAATTACTCAACTCTCTTTTTAATTCGTCAAACATATCCTCATCATTTATTAATTCACCTAATAAATCGTTGTCTTCTAACATATCTTCCCTTAATCCACCACCATCTGGATCTTCATCATAGTCTAATTCTCTACCAATAAAACCATTATCCTTAATATAATCTTTTATATGTTGTAAAGATTTTTCATCCAGTTCACTCCATACTTCATCCATAAAATCGACTCTATCAATACTATATAGTTCCCCCCAATCTTCACCTAAAACACGTTCTACTAAATCTTGATCTTCACTATAAAATAATTCTTGAAATTCATCCCATCTATCGATAATTAAATATGGGGTATCACCTTCCCATTTAATATCACCAAATATTGGTATTACTACACCTTCTTTAGTTACATGATCTTTGTATTTATTAAGAGTAAAATATTTTTCCATCCATCCAGAATCTCTTAATATTTTTATTATATCGTCTGAATAAAACCATTTACCTAATTCACTAGTATCTATATAATCTAAAGGATCTTCATCTTCTTCCTCAATAATGTAATTAAAAACACCTGAAAATATATCTTCTTGATCTATATCATCAAAGTATTTAATCATATCCTCAACATAATACATGTAATCATCTTCATAATTATGGTGTTGAGACTCAATAAATTTTCTTATTAATTTTTTAAAATTAGGATGTAAAGTACCTACCATTATCTTTTTATTAATAAATATAATCTTTAAATAAAAAATCCCACCTTAAGATGGGATTTAAATAATAATATAAATAATTGGTTATAGATATTTGTGTAGTTTTGCAACCGTATCAAAATCACCGTTATCCAATGCGTCATCTATTAATTCTTGTATTTCTCTAGGTGACATTTCAGAATAATCTAATTCTTTTGGTTCGTCAGTAGTTGGTTCTTCTTCGGTTTCAATCCCTAAGTTATCTAATATATCGTCCATTTCATCATAACCTGTCTCATCAAATATATCCTCTAAACTATCTGAAGGATCTTCTTCGTGTAAATCTTTTAATGTTTGAATTACTTCTTTACACTTTTGACTACCACTTAAAATTTCTTTCATAAATTCATGAAATTGTTTTGCAGGTAACTTAGTTAATTCTTGAAATAACCATTGTTTTATCTCATAATTTTCTGCCCCTACACAATCTAAGAATTTTTCCCACATACCAGGACCTAACCTCATTCCCCATATTTCACCTTCTGGTGTGTCAGCTCTTTTAATTACTTCCGCTTGCTCCTCAAAGTCTAAGTGTCCATCCGCCCAATTTATTGCAGATAGTTCTAACGTCCCTTTAATAAGTTCATGCACTAAAAGTGGAAATATCCATGCTTTTGCCACTACTACAGGTATCTCATCACCTTCCTCTACATTAACCTTATCCATTTCTTCTTCCTCATCAGAATCTTCAGGTGCTTCAGCCTTTCTCCATTCAATCTTCTCCATTCCACCAACTTGACCACTCATAGTAGTATCAGGAATCACCCAATATTGAAAGTCAGCCAAAGACATCAGTTTACCATATAACCCCATAAGTCTAGGGTCAATAGCATCTAATTCATCTGCAACCATATGGAAAATATAATGTCCTTTTTTAGATGCCCCTTGCATTAAAGCATTTATTACTCTTCTTTTATCTACTTCCATTTCTAATTCTTCCATTCTTTCCGCACTTTTTGGTGCTTTCGGAGTTTCAAAATCAGAACCATAATCTTCCTCCTCTTCTTCATCGTCATCCCCAAAACCTAAGTCTGAACCTGGAGGTGATAAAGTAGCCTCTAACATTTGATCTGGAATATCGAATTCCTCAGAAACTATATCTATTGCCAATTGTTCTAAAGCTTCTTTATGTCTAGATTCTATCTGACTAACTTCACCCATAATTTGAAACATCTGTTGCATCATCATAGGGTTAATGTTTTGTACTCCATGATATCTTTTTACTTTATTAATGATTTCTTTAAATCTTTTACTTGCCAATTTCTCAGAATAATTTTGTGATTCTGAACCAACAGGAATAGATTTACTCTTACCAAATATGTGTTCACCACTTCTAAGACTTCTTTCTAATCCCGGATTCATTCTTTCTGGATGTTCAGGATCGTATTCGATTGCTTCAGTTAACCTATTTATTCTTAATTTTTCATTAACAATTCTTTTGGTTACCTCATTAATAATATTTCTTCTTTTCATAATTTAAATTTTAAAAATTTCCGTAAATAACTTCTGTCCACATAATAAATACTTCCTTCGCTAGTTTCTCAAAAATACGTTGTACGTTTCTAGTTTCATAATTACCATCAGTATTTTCTACTCTCGTTAAGGCAGTTCTAATTAATACATCTCTAACTGCTTGTTTATTTTCTAATAAATACTTTATATTTTCTAATTGACTTTCTAACATTTCTATATCAGAATCATTATCACCATCCTCATTTTCATATTCTAACTCTTCTATTTGTTCTTCTATAGACTCTGGATCTTGTTTTTGTCCATATAACCATCTATGTAAATCTTTTTCTGTCCAATTTAACATAGGGGAACAACCAAACATATTAATAACACCACTTTCTCTAAGTTTTTCTAACCATTGTACAACAATACGAAAATCAGGTCCTGAAATTTCTGGTACAACTATAGGTCTATCACCTCTCCTTTGTTCGTTCATTGTTTTTTTAGAATTTATATATTCCATTAATTCACCCTTTTTCATTTTAGGGTTAACTGATTCTTTTCTTCTGTGTTTACTATAAATAGAATCTTTATACCCTATTGAGGAAGTACAAATCGCTGCTGCAGCTTCATCACTTTCTTCTTGAGATACTTTTTTAAAGCAACGTTCCCACTTTTTTGTGTGTATTTTACTTTTTTTTCTCTCCTTTTCAAGTAATATTTTTTTTACGATTTGACTCTTTTTCATTACTTTCTATTTAAGAATTTTTTAAACAGTTTTTGTGTTGATTCATTTGCGGTAAATGTTCGTACAGTACCGTCATCCCCTTTTACGCCAAATTGCTGACCCCTTTCTATATTTTTCCAATCAGGATTATCATTTTTATCGTAAACATTCATTTGTTCTTCCTCACCTATCATTACATCATCCATTTCTAATTCAGTATTAGATTGTAATGGAATATGTCTCATATAGATGTCTGGATATAATTTTGCCATTCTTCTTAGAATATGATCAGGATTTTTTCTCATATATCTAACAACCGCAGGATCCATATCATCACCATACTTACCAAATACACCCTCAACACCTCTTTCTTTTGGTGTAGGTTTAAAATCTCTTTTACTATAAGTATCTCTCATCTCATAGTCCTCATCAACATAACGTTCCATTAATTTACGTC